TTCCAATTCTTATATTGATCACTAGATTTCGGTGCACCGATTGCCTCTAACCAAGTCAGGCATTCGACATAGTTCTTCATGTTTTCGTCTACGACAAAATCGATTGACAAATCACCGTATAACAAGCTATCCGGTAGGTTATACATTTGCCGCAACGGACTGCCAAGCCCAGGTGGTGTACCAGCAATTTCAGGTATAGAAATACTTTGACAGAAAAATTCAGTGGTGGGTAGCAAGTCAATAGAAAGATCGAACCCAGCAGGAGATAAATAGTTAGTGATCATTGGGTATTACCTAATAGTCTTTATGTCTTATTTATGATGGAGCAGCATTGAAGTATTTCCCTCCTAATATGCCAAGCGATAATTCTGATTGGCGACGCATTGTCGAACTTGACTGTTATTCTTATTTCAGAGAAATCCTGCCCGAAGATATCGTGGTGGATGTTGGAGCAGCTGCTGGATTATTTACATGTAAGGCGTTGGATGCCGGAGCAGATTGTGTCTATGCTGTAGAACCAGATCCTATTGCAATTCAAAACATTCAAAAAAATGTCGGCGAAGATAATCAAAGAGTAGTCATTGTACCTAATACACTAGGAACAGATCTAAGTTGGAAAGATTTTTTAGTGAATTACAATATTGACAAGATCGATTTTCTCAAAATCAATACCGGTGATACCTCTTTTTACAGTATCCTCACCCCTGAACATGTAGAATGGTTTCGATGGAACGTGAGGCATATAGCATTAATGATATACCTTACAGACGATACTATAGAGCAATTCATTGATTGGCGAAATGCATTTTTAAACCGATGGGAGTTCGAACTTTTTGGAAATAAGATCCAATTATTCGGACCAAAAGCCTGGGGCTATGATGTCCCAGGCTGGTATTTCAGAAATGATAGTTATCTCAGAAGCAAAGAATGGAAACATGCCCAACACGGTGATACGATATTAATGTATATTACCAATTGGTGATGTATAACATAAACCCAGAAAATATATTGTTATGTGGCCACTGACCAGTTTTGAATTCAGTATCATAGTTGCCATGGAACTCATATTCATCTTCACGAGACATATATCGAACTTTATTGAGGTCGAAGTGAGTCCCAATCAACTCTCGTACTCGCATCCATTCCCAAGGTGCCTCTCTGAAACAATTTAAATGGAATTCTACAGACATGTGTTTGACATGATTACGAAGAAAGAATATATTTTCTTCAGTAAAGATATCATATTCAGAACCTTCGATATCGACTTTTAGATAATCAATGTGTTCGATCTTGTATTTTGCCAGAAATTCTTTAAACGACATCATGGACAAATTTACTTCATCGGAATACACATAATTGTGCAATTTCAAAGAGTATCTTTTCTTATCACCTATCATGGTATGAATAGGAACAACAGGACAATTACCATGTTTCAGCCAATAAGGACTCAGATTCTTCATAGTGGTTTCTATGTTTTGTTTACTACCCTCTACAGCATATACTTTCTTGGCACCTTTGTCTAGAGCGTGAAGGGTAAACATACCAATACATGCTCCTAGATCGACTACGACGTCACCAGGCTGTACCTCGTACCACCAATCATAATCCATCCGCTTGAAAAATTCATAATACATTGTTCCCATTGACCGGAACGGAATGCCACTGGCATCAATGTACTCGTTTAGGTTTTTATCTCTTTGGTTGAAGTGGGTTCTTCTTGGGCCATTATATTCAGTTTGCATTCAATTCATCCAAGTCAGCAAGAAACTGATCTTTTGTAGTTGTAGTTTCCCAGAACTTCAGTTTCTTTTTAGCTTCAGTGATGAACCTTTTGAATACTGCGGGCTCTGATTTCATGATCGATGATATAGGCATTGCCATTAATTTGGTGACCTCTTTTATATCACACTTTGTAATAGTCATAATGCTTTTTATCAGGTCATTCTTATTTAGACTCATTATGTCAATCTGCCCAGAGCGAACTCCTTCAACAAAAGCCAATCTGATTTCCAACCATCGAATTTCAGCTTCATATTCAGCGGTGTTTTTCTCGATTCGTTTTGAAAGGAAATCACTCCTCCAGTCACAGAAATCTTTAATTAGATCTTCAGCTGTATTGTATTCTTTCAATTTGCCATCAGGTCCTATCACAGTCATATTTTCTGTAAAGGACTTGGTTAGCTTGAATTTAGAATAGATTTGTTTCGTGTTCCATTTGGCAGAACTGTTCTGCTTTAATTTCACCTCGAATCGAAATCCGTCCTTGTCACATCTATCTTCATAACTGACAATATCACCATCATCTTCTAGTGAATCGAGAATCTTTACATATGACTCTCGATCGTATCCGTATGGAACCTCAGTGATTGATAGCGTGGTCTTTGTCCTTTTTCGATAATTGCCGAAGACGGTAAATTTACTTCCATCGGGATCGGCCTCAACCCTACCGGTAAATTGGGGAAACGTGATCGGCAAACTGCTTGTGATTTTCCCCGTCGCGACATATTCTTTACAGGCCTGTGCAACATCTAAAGGATTTCTTGGAAGACTAAGATGGGCAAAGCCAGTAGCAATACCGCGTTGTCCGTTGACAAGTACCAAAGGAATGATTGGGACATAGAATTTAGGTGGCTCATGTTCAGGATCCTCGTGTGTGAGTGACAAATCAATGTCGGTAATATATCTATTAAAATTTTCAGATAGTCTGGTGTAGACATATCGAGCAGCACCTGCCTCTTGGACAAGTCGTGTTCCGAATGAACCTCGGCCTTCAACCAAACATACATTGTTATTCCATTCTGCAGCCATCAATTGTCCAGCAGCTGCAGCAGAAGATTCGCCGTGATTGTAACCATAATCACTGATGATACCCGCAACTGCAGAAACCTTCTTAAATTCTGACTTAGAATTCTTAATGGATGAATAGAGATAGAATCGTTGGACTGGTTTCAAACCATCAATCATGTTAGGAATAGCCCTAGCCTCTACCGTGTACATCGCAAAGTCTAACCATTCATTCTTGGCTACATTCGATATCGGATATTCATTCGCCGAATCTTTTACGAATGTTGTTAAATCAGTCATACCATATACTCCTTTCGAAGGTTTGAATTTTTTCCAAACATCATTTCAAAATATTTTGCATCATCAACTGTGACTACATCATATACAGGCTGGTTAACGATACGATCGTACTCTTCTTGTCTGAGACTTGCAAGACCTTTAATGTATCGATGTTTGCCATCTGATCGTTTCTTTCTTTCATGAGCCTCTTCATACGTGTAAGACCAGGTATTCCAAGTTTCATCGCCCTTCATACCACCTTTGACCCCACCCTCGGTGATCATAATCGGAGTTCGAGTAATCATCACACGACGCTCTTCTAACAGCCGTGGCCAGAATCTATAAAAGAAGGCAATCAATAAAGGAGCAATATGTCCGATTCCATCATGGTCAGCATCTGTCAGTGTGGCAATTCGACTGTATGTCATATCATCGACACTATCAGGGTCATTGATATTGAGCCCAAGTACGGCGATCAACTCACTCAGTTCTTTATTCTTTAATACATCGGCTGGTTTCATATCCCACGTATTCATAATCACGCCGCGCAAAGGAAACGCTCCAACCTTCTTAGCATTACGTACCTTCAACAAGAAGCCCATGGCAGAATCACCCTCGACAATCTTCAGTGTAGTGTCTTTACCAGTAGCTGCAATGTGTTTGGCGACCTTGACTTTTTTCAATTTCTTTTGAGCCTGAGCAGCAGCACGTGCATCAGCAGCCATCTTCTTTGCCAATTGAGCCTCAATAATAGGATCAATGATATCCGGTGTGCTTAGGACTTTCTTAGCAATTGTTTGTAGATCTTTAAGATCAGCCAATTCATAATGTTCTTTAACATTCGACATTGGATTGGTCAGTCGCTCTTTGGTCTGACTATCGAATTTTGGATTGGTGAAATTGCGCGCAAACATCACAAAGGTCAATCCACCCTTGATCGTAGTTTTGGCTACTTCAATCTTATATTTACGTTTGATCATAGTGACCAATTCATCGACCACATTATTTACAATGAAATCAACATAAGTGCCACCTTGTCGAGTGTTCACCCCGTTGGTAAATGAATTAGTTCTGAACCCATCTTCAGATGGAGCGAAGAAGAAAGCCAGATTATCTGATTTCTCGATCACCGTGGTATCTGAAAAGAGGCCTGCATATTTCTTTAGGTCAGCAACTTTGACTCTTCTCTTATTAAAGGAAAAGGCAATCTCAGGGAAAGCCATCTGTAAGCTGATCAATCGATCTTCTATTAAAGCCACAGTATCTAGTTCAGACAGAGATCCGACCTCGAACAGATCAAAATCTGGTATAAAGGATACCTCTGTATAAGATGTACCACACTTAGCCTTGGCCACGACCTTGACATTGTCAGCACCATCTTTACAATTGACTTGGACCAGATTGTTGCCAGAACATGTCTTTCCAGTGAATTTCTTGGAAAGGAAGTTTGTAGCAGCAGATCCGACACCATTCGTTCCGATCGTCACCCTCTCGTCATCAAAGGAGGTACCTGCATTGACTTGAGTCCAAGCAGCTACAGGCCGTAAGATATTTTTGCCCTGAGTTTCATCGAAGACCTTGTCTTGGGGTATCCCACGACCATTATCAGTTACAGTGACCTGGTCTTCATTTATAGAGACATTGATCTTATTGGCGAACTTGAAATTAGTTCGTATGGCCTCGTCTATAGAGTTATCTAGAATTTCATCGACCATCTTAGACAAGGCAGGAACATACGTAGCCTTCTTCCATTGTCCCAGTACGAATCGTTCCACCTCCTCTATAGATGATGACCCCATATACATTCCAATCCGCTCTCGCACGTGTTGTCGCGCGGTTAGGATACGAAATTCTTCAGGTTTTTGTGTCATAGTACATCCGTTGTAGTCAGCGTTAGCTTTATATATGAGAGGTTATACTATCACAACCAGATCCAAAAGTCAACAACTATGTTAAGTAATTGAATCATAAAGAGAAAAAAAAGATGAAAAAAGTGTTGACAGGGGGTCCAAAACCTGATAGTATGTACAAATCAATTAAGGAAACCGACCACATAGATCAAAAAGTTATATCGATATAACAAAAAGATCTAAAAAAAGATGAAAAAAGTGTTGATTTCTTGCGAAAAACCATTATAATGGTACACATAGATTGAAACTAAAGAGGAAAACATCATGGAATATAAATCAAGTATTTGCGCTTCGGATTTTGAAAAAGAAGAAAGGGCCATGGCAATAGAATTTGCGTTGGAATCTCGTAGAAACAAGAAGGCTCTTTTGAACCTGACCAAGGGCAAGAGCTCTGACTTCAATCCTTTCTTGGAAGAGGATCGTGTGACCCCTTACAGAGATATAGATGATCTCAATGGTTCTTTCAACGGAACTTGGTAATATGGAAATGTGGGTTGGCCTTGCCATCTTAATAGGATTTGTCCTAATTGCAGCTGTCCTTTTGGGAGTTGCTGTGAAATTAGTTAAATTTGCGTTTGACAATGCCATCAC